CGCGTGCCCCTGCGACGCGCGCGTGTGTTTGTTTAGAACACACATCCCCCAGCTGGTCAACGTTAGTTGACAGCCCTCCAACCACGCTTTATTCTAGTCGAGCGTGGGACAACGACTTGGGATGGGTCTTCGTCTCCAGGGAGCACTTGTGCCCGTAGGAGACGAGGCCAGTCATCAAGTCTCGACTTCCTCTTCGTAGGTTGTACAAAAAGGAGGTGAAACTCGAGTACCTGGTAGCGTCTGTTCCATCGACTCTTGAAGGCGCGACGGTTTTTGGCCGTAGCGACAACAGGAGAAGAGACGATCTTACAGGGAAATGACGAAAGAGCAGTCCCCCAGGGAAGTACCCCGAAAGTGCTCTCGAGTCTATTCCATATAAGATCAGCTGCCCCTTGATAGCCCCTCTGGCAAAGGTGGTTAGCCAAGGCAGAGTAGCTGGACAGCACAGAACCATCCCGACTGCGATCGCTAAACACGGTCTTCAGTCGGAAAGGTGTGACTGGAACACCTTTAAAGGCGTCCATACCACAACTTTCGCGAAACGGACCATGTATACAAGTCTTGTCTCTGTTGACTACTAGACCAACAGATTCCAAGGCATGTATGCATCGATCCACCATGTGTGTGGGGACGATAAGATCGTCGCCATACACAAAGAAGGATCTCTCCGCTCTCTTTCGTGGCATTCTTGCCTCGAGAATTGCGGAAGCCACGAGAAGGACCCAGAATATATAAGCCTCGACAGGGAAGCACAAAGCACTCCCCATCGGTGCGAATTTATTCAGGTGCCTTATACTTCCATCGGGAAGTTTCGTGGACTCAGATCTGGTAGCCTCCAAACATCGAAGAAGAGCAGGAGAGTCCTTAAAGACTCGCCTGACTAATTCGAGGGAGACCCTGTCCGACGCGTCCTTGAGATCGATAGTAGACATGCGCATCGACAATGAATTGTCGAGTGCAAGTTTACGATTGATCTCTTGACTTGTGAAGTTGACACGTGACTTGGTGCTCGAAGATTCGAACTCCAAGAAATGTGACAATTTCCGACCTAATCCTTGTTGAATCCACTGGTATTCCAGCGGTTCAGCAGAGATAAGCCGCGGACCACGTGAATCCTTGGGGACGAGTACAACCTTTGCAGTGCCAGATGAAAGGCGCTGCATTGACATGTACCAATCCTTACGGACCGCAAGTTCTCGACCCGCACCACAGATGTAATATCTGTAGTATGGGTAACACTGGTGAATCCTATCGTAGAGGCGGGAGAACTCCCACTTCTCTTCTAGAAATTCACCAGTGGCCACTGCCCCTGGACCATGTCGTGGAAGGATGTCAAAGGGATCGAAATCCTCAAAGACATCCTTTGTGATTGATGAAGCTAAATCGAGTAAACTCGATGCTTCATCAAACACAACAGACTTGAGTTCTTCGTCTACGCTAATGAATCGTTCAAGGACAGAGTCCTCTAGCGACTTAGCATAGGGAAGTTCAAGTTTGTACACGAAGAAGAGAACCTGTCGGAGGTGTAAAACCGCCTCAGGCAGAGCTTCTTCCAGGAGCGAGCCATCTTCACCGAAGATCAGGTTGAAGTAAGCTTGCAGAAATGCAGGTATACTTCGATTGCTATGCGAGTTTTTAAACTCGCGCGGCAGTTGGAACCTGAGGCTCGCAAGACCCAGATCAAGAGCCTTTCCTAACTTAGGAAGGGTCTTGGTCAGGAATGAGAGCCCCTCGTTCGAGAAGCGATTCCGCAAGGTTTCGAGATCTCTAACGAGGTTCTTGTGTGAAGTGACTTCGAGAGGATCGCTAGCGATCAGCTGGTGTAGAAGGTCGAGGTAGAACTCGTCCTGGCTCTTCGGGCTAACCACAGAAGGAAAGCCTCCAGGAGCCCACGTGACAGAACACTGACGACGATCCTCCTGTCACCTGTGACAGGATCGATCTCCTCTCGTATGTAGGCGATTCCTAGTGGTAGCGGAAGCTTGCAATCACTGCAGCGACCGTACATCAAGATTCAGCCCTCATCAGAGAGTCGATGTTGCTGGTAGAAGCCAGCGTGGTAAGGCCACCGGACATCATAAAATCGAGCAGGTTTGCCACCTGATCGTTTATGATAGTCGTGGTGATTACCGAGTTTCGCGGAACAGCGAGAGTCAAGTTGACTGTCAAAGTCCGCGGTACCCCGTTAGCATCGTTCTTCGTGCGGGTGAACTGCACGAGGTGACGATCAACGATATCAGCACCCTTACCTGTCTGACTATGACGAATAGTCAGAAAGGCGGGTTCTGATAGGGTAGTGGCGATGTCGATACGTTTTGACCCATCCGCTTGACGCGAGGTGAGCCGATACGTGACATCGTCGCCCGATACATCATCGAGAACAAGGTCGTCAGTGAGTGCCATGAAGGGCTTCCTCCTACGAAGAGGCCCGGAAATGCCGCACTACAACGTGAAGCTTTCCGTCCTCGTCTCCAGCATCTACTTCGATGCTGCACCGATGAGGGCAGCGGCAAGCGCCAGCTGTCCGGTTGTTAGTCCCGTCGTCGAAAGGATCGACGACGTGACTGGCAGACCAGGGTTCCGCACGTAAGCTTTCCTAACCAGAGTCGCAGCAGTGTGACCCGGGCCATTAAGGCCCGAGTAAGCATCGTTGCGATCCTGTATCTCAAATTCTCTCACGAAAGTGAAAGAATGAGAGATATCCCTCAGATTCCAGATCCCTGAAAAGGGTTGGATCTGGAGGGAGTTAACGATGCCATCGGTCCTAACGAACCAATCTGCCACAAAGCTGAATGGGATCCTTTCCCAAACAACGGCAGAAGGGTTTAAAAGACCGAGGGCACTGGAAAACGCCCTCAACTGCCCCTCTATACCGTTAAGTCGTTCAAGTAAGTGGTACAGGTAACAACCTGCCACAAACTTGTTCTCCTTACGGACAAGAGAGACGGGCCGGTCAGAACCGAATAGGGTAATGGTATATGGATCTTCATCGGCCCATGTACCAGTAAACCCTAACCTGACAAGACGACCACGAGTCTCCCTCAACCATTGAAGGCGATCCGTAACAGTCTTGGTCAGCTGACCGAGCTTCTTGAGATCTCCGATGAATGGTTTCCATCCAAAGGAGTATGTCAAGAAGCCACCCGACACAGTCTTCGCCATGTTTTCCGCAAGGGAGGGAATCAAGGATCCCATCTCGCGGAGGTCCAACCCGAAGTTGATTAAATCAACCTCTTGAGGGACCTGATCTGATAAAGCCCTGAAGGCCTCATCAGTCAACGAAGCGATGGCTGCGTCAGAGGGCACGTGTGGAGTGGTAGCCGTGTATAAAGCCTCGGGATCTTGCGAAATTTGCGAATATACCCGGTCGCCAGTGTACAAAACACCGAAACCGGGATTCGCAATTTGCTCGATCCTCCCAGGTCGATCTCTCCATGAGACGACAAGGGATCCATGAGAGACAGGGTGAACTCTATCACCCGCTCGGATTGTATCAGTCATTTGACTGTACACTCCCCAATTGTAGAAATTCACCGTAGAGGAAAGGTCCGTGGTCGACGGCGTAAAGCTGTAGACCAAGAGCCTCTTCGCGGGTGTTTTTCCAAAATCGGTCATGAGACGAGTACGCGACACCACACCTGGACTCCTTTCGCCAAGCACCACTCGGCACTTAGCACAAAAGGATGGAGCACACCGTTG